AAGACACTGAATCGCAGGAGTATGTGGTGTTGAAAGGGAATTGCATTCGTCATGACGGGGAGATGTACCGCGAAAATATGCGCATCCCTGTAACCGGCAAAGATGCTGAGCGTCTTCTGCAGTCCGGCGTTATTGCTGATGTTGATGTGCTTCGTAAGCGAGTTCTTGCTTCTCAGCCATCAGTTTCAGTTACGACAGGGTAATGACATGGGCGTGGACTGGGATTCTCATCTTCTGAGTCCGCTGCATGATGTCTTTGGCGATGAGCACGAGTACCGTCCACGTAACGGTACTCCTTTTACAATTAACGGGATTTTTGACCGTGGTTATGCGCAGGTTGCTGAAAACCTTGATGGCGATTCAGAAATTAACACCTCCAGCCCGATGTTGGGTGTGCGCGATGCTGAATTTCGCAAGCTGGGTAAATCGCAACCTGCTGTATCTGACCGGGTATTTATAAAGACGGTCGGTGGTCACATCATCAATCAGTTATTTGTTGTGTCAAACGTCGAACCCGACAGTCATGGCGGATCTCGTCTTGTCCTCAATGTGGTAAAACCGCGATGAATGCAGCAGCGATACGGCAAATGGTTGTCACTGCACTAACCGGGACAACCAGCGCGGGCGACCGCGTATTCTCACCACGCGACTGGTCAACTTCACCTGATATGTATCCTGTGTTGTTGGTTCAGACGCCTTTTGAACAGAAAAAATCACAGGGGCGTAATACCCCTGCTTTTACTACCCTCACAACTGTCAGGATCACTGGGCGCGTTCAGGAGTATGACGGCGATGCAGTGGATGATGGAGCCATGCGGGCAGAGCTGGCGCTTGAAAGCCTTCGCGAGCAGGTGGAGCGCGCGGTGATCAACAGCTACGAACTGACGCGGAACATTCAGAAATACGCGGAAGTTCGTTCAACCATCAATGTTGATTCAGACGGAGAGGCCCATATGGGGCAGCTTCTTTTTGAGATCGACATAGAGCATTACCAGGGGCCGGAAGATTTTTATCCTGTCCAGTCGGTTCCCCTTGAGGGCATGGATATTGCGGTCGACATGCCAGACGGCACAGTTAAACCGGGTATCAGCCTCAATCTTCAGGAGTAATCCATGTTTGTAAAGCCGAACAACGGGCTCAGCGTTCGCTGCCCCGTCAAGGGCACCCCATTGCCTAAAGAGGGTGCTGAAGTACCTGACAATATTTTCTGGCGTCGCCGTCTGAGCGATGGGGACGTGATCCTCCCTAAAAAGGATGAGGGCGCGCCAGAGAAACAATCCTTACCTAAAAAAGCGGGAGAAAATGAATGACCGTACCTTTCGCTCGTGTTCCCGATAACCTGCGGGTAGGGCTTTTCTTCGTTGAGTTTGATAACTCAATGGCGAATAACGCCACTGCCACGCAGCGCACTCTGCTTATCGGTGGGATGCTCAGTACCGGCTCAACCCCCCCAGGTATTCCGCAGCGAGTTTCCTCTTCGGATACCGTCGGTGAGCTGACCGGAAAAGGGGGAGTTCTGCAGGCCATGATGGCGGCGTATCAGAAAAATGATACCGCAGCCGAAGTCTGGATCCTGCCGCTGGAGGAAGACTCCGATTCCATGGTGGCTGCAACCGGCACCATTAAAGTGAGCAGCGCACCGACGGCAACCGGAGTGATCTCCCTTTATATTGCTGGTGAGCGCATTCAGTTGACCGTTGTAGCTACAGATACGGTGACAGCGATCGCCACCTCTCTGGCCGCGGCGATTAACGCAAAAACCACGCTACCTGTAACCGCCAGCGCGGCTACGGATACCGTAACCCTGACCGCGAAGAACCTTGGTGCTACGGGTAACGGGATCGACATTCGCCTGAACTTCCTCGGCTTACCGGGAGGCGAGTCGACACCTGCAGGCCTGGAACTGACGATTACTGCTATGTCTAACGGAGTCGGGGCTCCGGATATTACCGGCGCGCTGGCTAACCTGCAGGATCGGACATTCGATTTCATCATCAACCCTTACGACGATACAACCTCGTTGAATGTGATGAAGGCGTTCCTGTCAGACACTGGCGGTCGCTGGGCATGGGACAAGCAGCTTTATGGCCATTCCTTTGGTACCACCACCGGGACTTACGCCCAGCTCGGTACCAAAGGTGAGCTGCGCAATAACCAGCATGAGACCCTGCTGGGCGTAAATAAATCGCCGTCCCCTTCCTGGGCATGGTCTGCAGCTTACACCGGCGCAGCGGCGGTGAGTCTGCGTAATGACCCGGGCCGCCCGCTACAGTCGCTCGCTGTTCAGGGGATACTTGCGCCAGAACTGCAGGATCGCTTTGAGCTGACCGAGCGTAACAATCTGCTGTACAGCGGCATTTCGACATTTACGGTCGATGACGATGGCACGGTGCGCATTGAAAACCTGATCACCACCTACCAGAAAAACAGCTACGGCGATGCAGATGACAGTTATCTGGAAGTGGAGACGCTGTTCAGCCTGATGTTTGTGACCCGCTACCTGCGCACGGCGGTGACCAGCAAGTTTGGCCGCATGAAGCTTGCTGCGGACGGGACCCGATTTGCACCTGGCGCGGCGATCGTCACGCCAAACATCATCAAGGCCGATCAGATTGCCGAGTACCAGACTCTGGTATGGAACGGTTATGCACAGGATGCGGAGGCATTCGCAAAAAACATCATCGTCGAGCAGAACGCCAAAAATCCGAACCGCGTCGATGTGCTGTGGCCGGGAACCCTCATGAACCAGTTGCGCATTTTCGCGCTGCTCAATCAGTTCCGCACTCGGGCTGAATCAACAGGAGCTTAAACGATGGCAGGTGATACTACTAACCGCCTGGCGGGAACCGCCTATGTCACTGTTAACGGTGTGACGGTAATGGTGGAGGGCTCGTTTAAATACCAGGCTGCCACCGTAAACCGTACCACCCTGACAGGGATGGATGGTGTGCACGGATATAAGGAAAAACCTGTGGCGCCATACATTTCTGCCCGACTGCGTGACAGTGGCGGAACGAATGTGCAGGGCTTTAACCAGCAGACGAACGTCAACGTGATCGCCGAGCTGGCTAACGGGAAAACTATCATTGGCCGTTCACTCTGGACGGTCAACGTCCAGGAAGTGGAAAGCGAAGATGCAGTATTTGATGTTCGCTGGGAAGGCCGCGACGTAACGGAGAACTAAGATGGCTGAGATTGAACGCGTTAAAACCATTCCATTAACCGTAGCGCTGGATGATGCTGCGGAGAAGACCACTTATACGCAGCTGGAGCTGAAAGCACCCACGCTAAGCCAGGCTGAGCAGTTTTACGAGAAACAGGCTGCGTCAACGTCGCTCGCGGCGATGCGCCTGCTTATTGCGCTGGTTTCCGGTACGCGTGAAAGCGTACTGCAGCCGATGGATTTTCTCGACTTCCGTAAGTGTGAGGAGTATCTGCTCAGTTTTTTGACCTGGAAGCCCTGACAACCTGGCAGGAAATGGCCGCTGACGTCACCTTCTATTTCCGCTGGTCTGAGGACAGGGCGTGGGGAATGACCCGCGCCCGGCTGAAATGGTGGGTGGCGCAGGCATCCCGGATAAACAAGCTTAGGAAACCTGACGACGATGAGTAATTCTTTTGATTTTGAGCTGGTGGCCAGCGACCAGGTTAGCGAGGCTATAGACCGCATTAATGAGGCTGTCCGTGACCTGGAGCCGAAGCTAGATAAAACTAAAGAAGGGCTCAAGTTAGGCGGTCAGGAAACAGCCGACGGACTGAGCGGTTTTATTTCTCGCCTCGAGAATATGTCGAAGAGCGCGCGGGATAACGTGCAGTTTATTGGCGACATGGTTCCCCCACTGAAAATGGTGGGGGAGCTCACGGGGAAGATGGGGGCGCTGGGGTTAGCCGGTGCTGCCGGCTACGGACTGAAACAGGTCGCTTATGGATTTCGGGAGGCATCCCGTCAGGCCTATAATCTTGATGTCTCGGCAAAAAATGCGGGAATGCGCGTTGACGATTTTACCCGACTTTCCGGGGCAATGCGTATTCTTGGGGCAGACAGCGAGAGCGCTAATGCATCAATAGAAGGTATTTTCAAAGCATTCAATGAGGCTGCCAGTGGTAAAAACGAGGGGGTTATGGCAGCGATGGCGCAAATTGGTGCTCAAATCCAAAAAAACAGCGATGGTTCAGTAAATACCCTTAAAACACTGGAGTCTATCGCAAAAATTTTTCCAACCTTGCGACCTGAACAGCAGAAGTCCGCCGCTGATGCACTTGGGCTGACGCCCGAATTGCTGGCGCTAATGCGTGACGGTGAGCGCATGAAAAAGCTGCTGGCGAAATCGGATGAATTTGGTCTGACTGTGGATCCGGCACTAAATCAGCAATTGAGTGAAGTGAACGGCACTATGAATGAGCTCAGCGCATCCTGGGATGGTCTGTGGCAACGTTCAAAAAACAAGGCACTTAAGACCATTCTTTCGGATGGTTCAGTCAAAGACGGCCTTGAAGGTGTTACCGATCTGTTCACTAATGGTGATTTTACTGGGCTGTCTCATGCTCTCGGTTTTATCAACAGCAATGATGCTGAGAAACTACGGCGCATTCAGAACGATAAGGAACTTTATAACAGCTTACCCCGCAGTGAACGTGGGCAGGTTGACGCGGGTTTCATGACTGATGCTGTAAGAAAGCGGTACGATGCGAATTACCGCGCGACCGATTCTGCGATTCAATTGCAGAATGACTTATCCGCTATCAGCCAGCCACAATCCAACGTTGCACGCGGCAATGTTCCTTACGGGGAAACAAGGAATAACGCAATTGGCTTCAGAAATAATAATCCCGGTAATTTGAGGGCTGCAGCAAACGCAACGGGTAAAAATGGCAGATTTTCTACCTTTGCGAATGATGCCGACGGAAGAGCTGCAATGGCGAGACAGCTGATGTTGTATGGTGACAGGGGGAATAATACTCTGGATGGGATTATTCATACCTATGCTCCGCAATCAGAGAATAATACTCGTGCATATATTGATTCCGTATCAAAAAGTACTGGGTTTGGAGCGCAGCAGCGTATTAATCTCCACGATCCTGATGTGTTAAAAACACTGATGGCAGCAATGATTAAACATGAAAGCGGAGCACAGCCGTATACCGAAAATGAACTGAGCGATTCTGTCCGGACGGCCATCATTGACGATCGGTGGAAGGGTTTACGTAGCCCGGAAGTTCTGGCTCAACAGCGATATGATATTATCTCAGGTTCGCAAACTGGAAATCGTGACTCCAGCACTCTTAGTAACCCGAGTGATGAAACTGATATTCTCTCAGGCTCGCAGAACAGAAATCGTGACTCCAGCACTCTTAGTAACCCGAGTGATGAAACTGATATTCTCTCAGGCTCGCAGAACAGAAATCGGGAATCCATCATTCTGAGTGATACGGGTAAGAAAAGTGATGAAAGTGTACTCGGCGACAATCTGGCTAAGTCTCTTAAAGAGGCAATGTCAGAACAACCACTTAAGCTCGAAATCACAATGGTTAATGATAAGGGTGAGCGAAAAACCTATAATGCGGAAAATAATGGCAGAATAACAACGGCCATGAATTACTGATCACTGTCGTCATTTCGTTAAGGAAGAAGTTATGAATGAAAAAGTTTTTGGAGCAAAAGCCATTTAGACTCCAAAGGTTTTTGCGCTTGTTTACCTGGTAATTGGCATTTTCCTCGTTTTTTCTGTTGTCTCAATGAATTTCACGGCGATTACGATATCGGTGGTAAGTGCATTGCTTTTACGTGTGCTTTATGAGTTCCTAATGAACTCATTCAAGGCGTCTGAGCATCTTTACAGGATCGCCGAATCTCTTGACCGTAATGGATCCAGCGATAAATAGATAAGTCATTTCAGTGCATATGTAAACCGCCGACATGGCGGTTTTTTTATTTCC